CCGCTGCCGGTCAGGCCGGCATCGCCAAGGCCGAGCTGGTCAGGTTCGCCGAGGACGCGGCCAAGATGGGCGTTGCCTTCGACACCACCGCCGAGGACGCCGGCCAAACCATGGCGACCTGGCGCACTGCGTTCCGCATGGGGCAGGACGATGTCGTCGTGCTGGCCGACAAGATCAACTACCTGGGCAACACCGGCCCCGCCAGCGTCCAGAAGATCAGCGAAGTGGTGAACCGAATCGGCGCGCTCGGCGAGGTCGCCGGCCTCGGCAGCGGGCCGCTGGCCGCGCTGGGCGCGACGGTTGCCGGTATGGGCATCGAGTCCGAGGTGTCGGCCACCGGCATCAAGAACATGCTGCTCACGCTGTCGTCGGGCGAGGCCGCCACCTCGCGGCAGGTCGCTGCGTTCAGCAAGTTGGGCATCAAAGCCACCGATATGGCGCAGGCCATGCAGAAGGATGCCGGCGGCGCCATCCTGAGCGTGCTCGACAAGCTGAAACTGCTGCCCAAGCATGAGCAGGCGGCGACGATGACGACGCTGTTCGGGCGCGAATCCATCGGCGCGATCGCTCCGCTGCTGACGAACCTCGACCTGCTGAAAACCAACTTTGACAAGGTCACCGATGCCACCCAATACAGTGGCTCGATGTCGGCCGAATACGCCTCACGCGTGGCGACGTCTGAGAATGCGCTGCAGCTGCTGAAAAACGCCGTGAACGTAACCGGCCAGGCCATCGGCGAGACGCTGCTGAGCGACTTCAAGGCGCTGGCCGAACAAACCGCCGAAGTGGTGAAGACCGTGATCGACTGGATTCGGGAGAACCCCGAGCTGGTGAAGATGCTCGCCAAGGCGGCCATCGTCGGCGCCGCCCTGGTCACCGTCTTCGGTGCGTTGATGGTTACCGCTGGCGTGGTGGCGATGTCGTTCTCACAGATCAGTGCTGCCATGGCGCTGCTGTCCTCTGGCGGCGGCATGGGCGGCTTGGTTACGCGCGTAACGTCGCTGGCCGGCCGCGCGTTCCCGATGCTACTCAACGTGGGACGCATGCTGCTGCCGCTGCTCGGCGGCATCAGCCTGCCGGTGCTGGCCATCGGCGCCGCCGTGGCCGTGGTCGCTGCCCTGGTGTGGAAGTATTGGGAACCGATCAAGGCGTTCATGATCGGCGTATGGGAAGGCATCCTCGACGTGGTCAATCCGATCATGGACGAACTGATGACCGCGCTGGAGCCACTGGGCCCGGTGTGGGACATGATCTCCAATGCCATGAGCCAGGCTTGGGATTGGGTCAAAAAGCTGTTCGAACCCTTTGAGGCCACCAGCGAGCAGCTGCAGGGCGCCACTGACGCCGGCCGAGGCTTCGGCCAGATCCTGGGCAACGTGCTGACTGTGAACCTGCGGCTGGCTGTGAAGGCCATCGGCTGGCTGGTCGACGCGTTCACCACCATCCTGCCCGTCATCAAGAACGCCATCGGGGGCGCGTGGAAGTATCTGCAGGGCGCATGGGATCTGATCGTGGGCCTGTTCACCCTTGACGGCGATCTGATCCGCAACGGCTTGTCGTCCATGTGGGACGGCATCAATCAGATCCTGGTGGGCTGGCCCGCCAAGATGCTGCAGTCCGGCAAGGACATGATCTCTGGCCTGATCGACGGCATCCGCTCGATGGCCGGTTCCGTGGGCGATATCGTCAGCAACATCGGCAGCGGCGCCGTCTCCGCGTTCAAGAGCGTGCTGGGCATCCACAGCCCCTCGCGCGTGTTCAAACAGCTGGGCGACTACACCATGCAGGGCTTGGCCGGCGGTCTCGACGGCGGCCAAGATCGCGCTGTGCAGTCCGTGGTGGGGCTCGGCGACCGTATGAAGCGTGCCGGCGCTGGGATGGCGATGGCGGCCGCTGTGACGCCCGTGGTGCCTGTCAGCAGCGCGCCGGTCATGGCGCCGTCTGCCGGCGGCGCGGGCATGACGCAGGCCAGTGGCAACACCTATCACATCACCATCCAAGCCGGTGCCGGCGCCGATGCGCAGGCCATTGCGCAGGCCGTCCGCGCCGAACTGGATCGCCGCGACCGCGAAGCGGGTTCACGGCGCAACGCCCGCCTTACTGACTGAGCACTGCCACCATGATGATGTCCCTGGGCACGTTCGTTTTCTCGCTCTCCACCGCCGCCTACCAGCAGCTGCAACGCCAGATGTCATGGCGCCACCCAACCAGCGAGCGCGTGGGCGCGCGTGCGGCCCGGCAGTACGTTGGCCCCGGCGAAGAGACCATCGACCTGTCCGGTGTGATCCACGCCGAGCTGGCCGACGATCTGCTCACGCTGGATGTGCTGCGGGAGCTGGCCGCCGAGGGCCGCCCGCTGGCGCTGGTGGAGGGCAACGGCATGGTCTATGGCGCCTACGTCATCCTCTCGATCAACGAAGGTCGGACAGAGTTCTTTTCCGATGGCACGCCGCGCCGCATTGATTTCCAGCTGCAGCTGGCGCGTACCGACGATGACACGGAGGAAGCGGCAGCATGAGCGCCTTCTACCCGATTCCGCAGTGGCGCGCGACACTGGACGGTGTCGACATTACCGACCGGCTCGCGCCGCGCCTGCTGGATCTGAGCCTGACCGAAAGCCGGGGCGATGAGGCCGACCAGGTTGACCTGCGCCTGCATGACCATGACGGACGCCTGGCGCTGCCGCGTCGCGGTGTGACATTGGCGCTGGCATTCGGCTGGGCTGACAGCGGCATGGTCAACAAGGGCACGTTCGTGGTCGATGAGGCTGAACACAGCGGCCCGCCCGACATCATCACCATTCGCGCCCGCAGCGCGGATCTGACGCACTCGATCCGCACGCGCCGCGAGCGCAGCTGGCATGACACCACGCTCGGGGCAGTGCTGCGCGCCTTGGCCGGGGAACACTCGCTGAAAGCAGCCATAGCGCCTGCGCTCGATAGCGTGGCGTTACCGCATCTGGATCAGGCAAACGAAAGCGACGTGAACCTGCT